GGAATGTACGAAGAACTTGGATATATCAAGGGCGATTCTTATACAGGCGAAATGATAAAAATATTATAATATGGCAGTCACAACAGCAGCAGTAATGGGTATAGCGGCAACAGCAGCTTCTACCTATACCATTGACACTTCTAAGAGCAAACTCTCCTACTGAATTATTGCGAACAAACGCAAAATATGCAGCCTCTTTCTTCTCAAACCAAGACTCTTGTATAAATCCTGAGTATTGTAGGTCTGTTTCTAAGGTTACTCCCCACTTTGCATCCCCCTGTAGGTTGATTGTTTTAAATAACTTGTTCTCAAGGGGAGCCGTATTAAATACACTTTGAAGGGTAGTTGGCGTAAAGGCTCCTGTTGGGTCAGCAATCTTTACCCACCAAGGACTATAGAATGTATTTCTTTCTGCATTTACATTATGACGATAAAGGTCTCCACCCTTAAACGTATAGAAATAGTTATTCATTCCTATCATCCAATCAGGGTAATAAGAGTAGAAGGATACCCATCCTCCAACCATATCGCTATACGATAATGTATAATTTGCCATAGTTATCTATTTTATACGCAAGCACTATCACATTGTGCAAATGCATCTAAGTTTAATGTTGTTCCTAAATCACCGCTTAATACAGTATAAACTGCCGTAAATAAGTTTACCGAACCCATAGCACAAGCTGATTCTGCGTTTATTCCTGTGCAATAAGCATTAGCCATATCATTTAATCCATCACATCCGCTTGAGTACAACTCGATATTAATGGTATCGCCTAAGTTAACAGGATAGATGCCACTTGATGTGATACTTCTACTCTCAACTATTGAGCCGTTAACATATAAATCAAAATTACCTACTGACCCACCTGACTCTGTAAATGTCCAAGCTAAAGTTGCAGTAGATGGTGGAGAAGCACAAGTTCCTAATGCAATAACCACACCACTTGAATTTACTTGGAACCAATCATTGCCACCGGTAATTGAACCTGTTGCATAATAGAATCCTGCAGTTAGTGGCGTAGAGCCATAAGCATCAGCAAATACAAAGTCGTATAATCCTACAATTCCCGGAGTATTGGCTAATGACGCATTATAGTACATAACGGTCTCAGGAAGAGCACAAGCAGCAACGCTTGTTGCAGCCATAACACTTGATGTAAATCCTGTAAGTAACACAGGACAATCAACTGTCATCTGCCAAGCTGTTCCACTACACGGACCAACCACTACAAAGTTTATAATTGATGGAGATGCTATTGTTTTTGGTATAACCATCATTGTACTTCCCGGTGCAGAAACACCCAATGACACATCACCTGCAGCTACGGTTACACTTTGAGTGCCACCCGTTGGAACAAAAGATGCCCCATCGTACTCATAAACCGGTAGTGCAGGATATGTTGTACCTGATATTCCACAGTCAGCACCTGTTTGCCCAATATAAGTTAATGCACCTGCATTGCTACTTTGATGTAGTCCATCTACAGGTGAAGTTAGTTTGTTATAAATAGTAGCACCAAGTGTTGCTTTAATGCCATCAGGAACGCCATACGGGTCAAATCTTACAATAACAGCACCAACGTCCAACCCTGTATCTCCCGTCTCTAAATCAAGTAAATAAACGCCTTCACCACCACTTGCATTAATTGTATCCCCACAAGGAGTAGCGCAAGATGGACAAGACTGCTGAGGAAGTAATGCCCCGCTAACTTGCTCTCTTGATATTACACCATCCGAATAGAAGCCATCTGCTGCAAGCGTAGTTAAAGCCGCATTTGAGAATACGGCTGTAGCTGACCCAAGCGATGGTGCGTTTAAATAATATGTTGAACTTGTTGCCATAATTTTATTTTAAGACGGTATGATACAATTGCAGCAAACATCAGCGATGTCTACGTTTGAATAACATAAAGTTACCGGAACTGATTGTCTGAAATCCCATATCAAATATAAATAATCCTGTAAAACAGGCACAGTGAAATCTGCATAGTTATACGCACCACTACCTTGGTTAGGAGTTGCTGTTGTAGCTAAGCCTAATAGAGTATTGATATTCGCACTGTTATTATTATACAAAGTATCTGACGTGTGGTATTTAAACTTGTCTTGAGCAGGGTTAAATACAAACGTGTCAGTAGCAAATTGATTTGAAATCAATGTCATTGTACTACCTGCAGGAGGGAAAGCTCCTGAGCCTACAGGACCCGTAGTAACATTGTATCTTGAAACCAATGGATTATCTGTACCTGCTACAAAAGTAACAAGGCTTGATTGTAATGGAGAAGTAAACGCTCCGTCAACATACCTGTATTGAGTATGGATGGTATCGCCTGACTCATAATCATTCGTAAGAACAATCTGTACAACTGTAAGAGATGCAGCTTGACAACAATCAGCAAGCACGTTTAGTATAACGTCTCCTCTGTAGTTTATTGTTATAGATACAGTCTCTACTGATACATTGTTCTTGTCAAATGTTAATGTGCCACCTTCGGTAACCCATCCTGTGGTATCAGTTGTACCATCGTAATCAATTATTATCTCAAATTCACCGTCCTCAGATATTGAGGAAACGCTATAGATAACATCAGTAAGACCAACCACGGGACCTAAGTCAACGCAGTAAGTAGTAGAATTGGTTTCTTCTGCTAATGTAGTTAATGTAAATGTCTGAGATATTCCGCAGTCTAAACACTCAATGTTATATGGTAAGTCTAATTCATTGCTTGAAAGAACGTACTCGTTCATATAAGGGTCGAAGCCTCCAAGTTTCTGTGTATTAAATGAAGCATTGAACTCATCTCTAAACCAAGTTCTCATATTCATTTCAGAGATAACTTTTAATTGGTCTTGAGCATAAGAGTCTCCTCTTAATTGAATCACTGCTCCACGCTTTACGTCAGTAAAGAATCTGTCATATCCCCACTGAACATAACTCTCAGGGTTAAAGCTGATGCCATATTTTTCGCTACGAGCAATCTGCGTACCTAATACCTCAGGCACAGATGCTACAACCCCACCACCTGTAGAGTCAGAAATAAGGTTCTTGTCAGCTAATACGTATGAAATCTTGTCTTCTTGAAGAACAAGAATATCTGTTTGTCTTCCATCCATTAAGTAGATACCACCAAATGAAGGCTCGCAAACTTTATAGTTAAGAAGACCTAAGTTAAATTCATTTAGCTTATTTACATTAGACTCATCGCTATATACGCCACTGTATGTAATGTCAGCAAATCTATCAGCTTCTTTATAATCTTGAGCAGATACGCTTGTAACCCTATTGCCAAAGCCAAACGAGTTGCCTACAATTGAGTCTCTAATCTTATAGCTCTCTGCTCCGTTACCGAACGCAAAGCAGTTAAAGAACTTGGTATCTACTATAGCAGGGGTACCTGAGCCAATGTTTTGGTTCTGAATATTACCTTGGTGATTGCCATTCACAATAGCAAATGACATTTCATTTTCAAAGAACACGTCAGGCAAAGCCTCACTTGGCAGTGTCTCAAATATTAAAGTCTTATCAGAACGGAATACAGTAATACTCACCTCAACACTTGATGCACGAGCATTAGGATAACCAACACCCGTACAAGGTAATGTACCTGTTACCATCAATTGTAATTGATTGGTTGATGTATTTCTGTAGAATTTATAATAGTTAATACATAGGTCAGTTAAAATATCACCTGCTGTATTAGTAATTGTTGGGATAAACTCATTGTCAGGAATACATTGACCTGCTCCTGCATATCTTGAACCGTCATTTAAAAACTGCTCAATATTATCTCCTATCCACCAATCATACATATTGTCATATGTATTAGACGAAACAAGAGTTTTCTCTAAACTGTTTCTTCTTTCCTCACAGCTATTACCTACACCACTTCTTGTTTGCTTGATTGTCATTACAATCCTACTTCCTGCAGGAATATCATAATCAACCCAAGCAGATGTAGCCGTATCATAACGGTTCATTGGATAGTAAAGAATAGGGAATGTTCCTCCTCTTGGTTGAGTTTCAGTTATTTTACCCGGACCAATAATAGCTAATTCATCCTGAACGATATTAAAGCTGTTAGGATTAATCTTCATATAAACACCTGCAGGAATTGGCAACATTACAGTTGGGTCTAATTCACTTGGTATTTCTAAGAATCCTGAAGCCTGAGCACTCTTCTCAAGTACAGTTGCGTACACACAAGAAGTAGTTGCTCCGTTAGAGTCAGCCTTTACAATAAGCCTATCTCCTGCCTCAATCTTACGTGCGTTCTCACCTTCAAGTAAGAAGTACGCATTGTTTGTTAATGGGTCCTCAAAGAATATGCTACAATAAATTGTCTCATAGTTCTCTTCGTCAGGCTTGATAACAAACTTGTATCTCGTAGCCCAAGACGGAGGTAATTGTGTTGGCGGTATTGTGACCTGAATGGAGTTTTTGTACGCAGACAATCCACAAGGAACGTGCTCCGTATTATTAGGGCTTACAAGAGCGGTTGTAGCTCTATTAAACTCATCCATGTACACAATACCAATCTCGTAATCTCTATTGCTATGCAAACTTTGAGGGTTTGCTATTTCTTGAAAAGTTGCCTCCGCAAATGATACTGCATAGTATTCATAGAATGTTTGCGTTGGAGTGCTTAAGCTATCTACATAACGCATTGCAGGAAACTGCAATCCAATTACGCTACTGCCCGGACTTGTAATAATCCCTACAGGCTGACCTACTGCACTGATACCACTGCCATTCTTAATGAACGCATCTAAGTTGTTTGGTATCGCACAGTTGAAAGCATCTGTAAATGTTGTACCGTTACAAGCATTTGCTACTGTTTGAATATTAGCTGCCGTACCTACTGCATTTTGGAACTCAACACTTGTTGCCAACTGATACACTGATGTGTATGTAGTAGACAAAAAGAAAGCAAAGTTCAACCTAACTGTATCTGTTTCTTCTGTAGGGAATGGAGTTTGTCCTGAAAATTGAGAATGCGTAATAGCTACATCTAAGTTTATTGCTGAGCCTGCAACTAAATTTTGCCCTGTCAAATCAAATGTAACTGTAGCATTTGCCACACTCACACTTCCATTAATAGAATAGTTACCTGCAGCAAGTCCATCACTAATATCGGTATTACCAATTGGGGTAGATACCAAACTCGTTGTGTACTCAAACTTTACCGGTGCACCATATTGGTCTATTAAATCGTAGCCTTCAACATAGTTGCCATACATCAATCTGTTACCCATAATTGTCTGAGCCTTTGCAAATCGAGGTACGTTGTCGTACAATCTAAGCAATTCAGCCGCAGATAGGATGGTAAAGATTTTGCTATTGGTAAATGTATATTGATAGTCTGTGTTGTTTGCAAGACCTAAGTTAGACTTGTCAAGTTTCTCAATAACCTTGATGACATTGCCATCTGACCTCTTAAACAATAAGTCAATACCAACCACAAGTGAACCACCTGAGTTGTATGTGATTATTGCTGAGTTGCAGAAGTTGGTCATACCCTCGTTCAAGAAACTCTCAATGCTAAAGCTAAATGGATTAGGTACAAACGCAGGCTGAGACCACTGAGAAGTGGCACTGTACTCTCCGTCAATGTACCTATATCTATAAGCAAAGCAGATAAACCTTGTATCCAAATAGTTCTCTTGACCATTGGTTACAATTGGCTCAACGCCCGGAGACTCAACCGGTGGTTTCTTGATAACAAGTAGTGACTCTGCACTAACTTGGTCAATATTGGCAATAGGGTTTGGATAATTCCTATTTATATTAATAAACCTTGGAGCATTATAATCATCTGTAAAAAAGAACAAATCATTTAAAATGTCCATACCCGTAACCAAATAGTTCGGGTTAAAGTTTAATGTAGTGTTTACGCCACCACCATCGTCAATGCTGACAACGTGGTAGGTTAATATGTTTGTTGAAACATTAAAAGAAACAATCAGGTCAAGTTTGCCTGTAGCACCTTCTGAAAAGTTTGGGTCGTGAACAAGCCAATAAATGGTTTCATTTACACTATTCTGAAGCGCACCAATACATTTTGCTTGAGAGCTAAGAGGAGTTCCATCAATATATGACAATGAAGTAAGGGGAAGATTCCCTTTTGTATTCTCAATAACTCCAACCTCTGAGTTCTCGGTTGAACCCATTCTAATATTCATAGCATCTATATACTCACCTTCAGGAAGAAGTCGTTCATCAACGACTTTATTCATCCTGCCTGCTATAAAGTTTCTTGTAAAATTTGCCATCTTATTTGATTTGCTTGTCCAATCCTCTTAAGTTCATTAAGAGTCTGCCGGGATGAATGTTACTGATTCTAATCTTTGCGTTTCTAAGCAATGCGCTTTTTTCCTTACGAGCACGTGCAACAATATATTCCTGCACGCCTAATTTAGAACTTAAAATGTCATATTGAATAGAAGCGTAAATATATTTCTCAAATAATTTATTGACTGTAATCAAAGAGTTATCTCCTCCTTCCATACCATCAGAAACATATTCCAAAATACATTGCTGACCTGACATAGATGAATCAAAATTAATTACTCCTGATTTCCTGTCAACGTTAAATGTAGGATTAAAGTTTGCAGTTTCTGTATTCAATCCATATGCAGTTCCGATATTAGCCTCAAAGTACCACATACCATCATAGTTCCATCCCAATTGACCATTGAATTGGTTTCCTTGGTTAAGATAGATACTCTTCTTGATATGCGTTAATCTGTCATAGTCAATCTCAGAATACTGAGGACTCAATGCGTTTCCGTATTGGTCAAATAAAATACGACCTGTATTATCTTGCAGGTACGCCTTAGATGAAAGTGTTTGGATATTCTCTGTTAATGGTCTTAACCAACCATCTTTGTATAAAGATATACGTACCCAATTGACATAGTCAGATGGTAAGATGTATCTCAACATATCAGGAACTGTAAGCTCCAATACTTTAATTTCTTTAAATGCATCGTAGTTTAATTCCTGTATAGCACGCTTAGCGTGGAACAATACTTTGTAACGCTCCTCATTGTTAACCAATGAATGGTTACCTGAGTACATCAACAAGAAGTTGTTTACGATGTCTTGTAGACTAACGTATTGATACGACCCCCAATTGGCGTCCTCGGGTTGAACTCCTCCGTTCTCGTAGTATTGATACTGTGATATATATGCCATATCTTAATATTTTATGGATTTTTTTCTTGCTGTTGTTTAGCCATATTGAATTGCGTAACTTCAGTCTCACGAATAGATACACCACAATACTGAAGAATCCTTGTAACCAATTTGTATTCATCCTCAATAGGTAATTCAAAATCTTGATAATCATTTTGTGATTGGTCAAATACCGGCTCACCATTTGAAAGTGTAATATAGGTCCACTTAGGAACCTTAGGGAATCTAAAGTAAGTAGCCTGAACTTGACCCTTGTTGCTTATTGTTGCAGGGTAAATAGTCAACTCAGTGCCCTGTATAACATATGCAGGATATTGAATTGTAGGTGCAGTTAAATTAGAATTATTAAGAAGTGTCATATTTGAATTAATAACCTTCTCTGCTTGTACAACAGTTGCAGATGAGAATACGCTATAAGCATTTCCTGCTGCTAAAAATATATTTGAATCTAAAAGAATTGCTGTATTACTAAGCACTGATGAAACTGTTGATACCAATCCTGTTGTAAGGTTTGTAACAACATCACCTGCTACAATATCATCGGTTGTAAAAGTTGCTGTACTGTCAACTAATTGACCACTTACAACGGACGTGTTGGTTCCTGTCTTTAAATTAACAGGCTTACACTCAACGTCTAATAACATATAAGCATAATATCCTGTTGTAGTAGGAGTAGGTACTGAAAATCTATTAGCAGAAATTTTAGATAAATAGTCTTTTCTTAAAAAAGATTCCATTGTCTCAGCAATTGGTTGCTCCATATCGGCATAATTAACGCCTGCTGCACGAGCATTTTCTAAATTGATAACAGCATTGTAGCTGCTAAAATACTCCTCATAGATTTCCATTTGTGCATTCTGAGCATACAAATTAAAATCAGAAGGAGAGATGTATCCGTAGTTATTTTTATTCAGTACAGACAACACCATATTTCTTACTGAGTTTATCATTAGTTCTTTTTTTACAAATATACATAAAAAAAAAGAGGGCACAATAAGTGCCCCCTCTTTCAATCATCAATCAATAATCAACATCTATTATCCTAAAGTAGATTCTAACATCTTTAAGGAATCAATGCCTTCATCGCTCCGTAAGAAGTGGGCTACCATATCATATGGGTCTTCCCCGAACGGAACTGACAACATCTTTTTCTTATTGGTTGCGGTATTAAACCACACCTCTTTGTCGCCATTTCTTAATATCAATAACTTGTTCTCGAAGAATAAACGAACCTTGGCTTGGAACTTCAATTCAGGGTCGTTTAATATGCTCAAGAACTCCTTAGGTTCTCTTTTAGCAAATACCAAGATGTCACGCTTTAACTCAGCAGTTGACACGGTAGATGGGTCTTTACCAAACATTACTCTCGTAAGAGTCTCAATTTGTTCTATTGAAAGCTGACGGGCTTCAACTAATGCCTCAATCTCTAAGTCCAAATCCTGAACCTCTGCAGCAGCGTCTTTCTCTTTGTCCACTTCAGAAAAGATGGTGCCATTCAATGGATGGTAATGTAAGAATTGCTGTAATACAGGATTGTTTTTTGGAACACGTAGGAAGCCATCTTCAAAGATGATAGGCTCAATAATAAAGTTTCCGTCTTGCTCGTCCTCA